TCCACTAACATCGAACGATAATTGTGTATGCTTATCACTCCCGGTCCCATAGGGTATTACCTCAAGTTCGTCAGAAATTCTAAAAATCATGTAGGATGCGCTTTCGATTATTTTGTTTTCTATCTGCGCTGTAGCTCTAGTATAAATAGTTGGATTCCAATCTTTCTCACGCACATAAAGTCTAAAACGGGCTGTCTCTTTTGTGGAGTAAACTGGCTTAAGATTATCCAACGCTATAACATGAGTATTGTTAGGATTATTATCAGAAGCTAAATATTTTGTTGCATCAATTGACCCGGTAAAGAACTGTGTTTTAAGATGATCTCCGTCTACTATACTCCCTGTAGACCACACATCATAAAGAGTTTGCACAGGAGTAGCAGCGGCAGTTAGGGCAACTGAACATGTGTAGATTCCAGTCTCATAAAATCCACCTGTAGCATGTGTTGCGGCTGCTATGCTCACACCGCCGCCGATACTAAGCTTCAGACCGGACCCTGATGGGGTTGTATCGTTCGCATTCCCCGAAAAAATTGTTACCATAACAGAACCCGTGGTTCCGACTTCGGGTATATTTCTTAGCTGCCCCCTGACGTAGTTATAAAGAAAGAGAGTATTTACATTGTCCTCGGCAGGGGCAAGTGAGCTACTGTAATAGAAGTTTCCTCGGTCATCCCTATCGGCAGAATCCCACCTTGCTTCGATGACTGGTCTTTTAAAGAAGTATTCTGAGCTTCGACTAAAAAACTTTTTAGTATAAAAAGACTCTACTGCCCCGCTTAGATTTGGAGTTGCGGTAGTTGTCGTGCTTTCGTTATATGCTTCTTGGGTGCCTGTTAATTTTAAGATAAAGCCATAATTTGGCAAAGAGCCTAAAACATTCCCACCATCACTTGCCCACATCTCCACAAGAGGCGTAACATCGACCTCCATATTTTCCGTGCCGTCTACAAAAGTGGTTTTAAACATATTTTTATTAAGAGTGCCTCCGTCGCCAACCTCCACAAAATCTCCACCTTTATTTTCCCATGACCCAGTGAGACCTCCAAAAGTCCATGTAGAGCCCGCTTTCCCATACGTCAGATCTGTATACCCCTCCATGTCCAAGCCCGTGCCTTCTTCCCAACTTCTGGTCAGAGCGTGAGCCATAATAACCATATCTTTTGGAACAGTAGAAGTGTGCCTAGCGTTAAACAATTTAAGGTAGAAACTAACACTTCCGCTTCTTGGAATGACACTAGAACTTCTATCCGTCTGTATATCACTGACTGGGAATTTTATAAGCGCTCTTGACAACTCGGAAGATAACTGCTCTGTAGTGCCACTAGCTTGCCCATAAATAGAAAAAATCTCCAGAACATCTGCCGCGCCCATATTGGCACCGGTCGCTCTAGTGCTTAAGTCAGCTTTGTAGGCGTTAGCTACAGTGTTATCCGCATCAGCAAAATATCTTTTTATAGCCATTACCTGACCGCCCCCTTAATATCACTTTGTGGAAACTTCATCTCCATACATACATTGTCTGGAACCATTAGATAACGCCCATCAGATGATGTGTTTTCAGCAAAATTATAAGTCGTATCTGAATAGCTGCCGCCTACTTTTCTAGTAATCTTTACATCATAAACATCCATAACGCCTTCAAGCTTATTCAAGACTTTGTAGACATCTGTTATATACAGTGGCTCCCCAAAATACCTTGGCTCTCTATAGAGTGCTGCCACCCTTCTAGTTGCCGCCCTTAAAACGTCGTACTTATTATACTCGGGATCAGATATTAGTGCAAAAGTGATGCCAAAATTAACGAACTTGCCGTCTATAATATCTATTGTATCGTTTACCATCTTAACTTTCAGGAGCCATGTTTTTAAATTTTGCTTCAATAAATCTGTAGCCTGTGTCAGAGTTCCATTGTGGTTTTCCGATAGAACATATAAATTAAGGTTTCTCTTAAATGAATCAGAATCCTTTACAACTTTACACCTCTTTATGGCCCCAAACTGTGGCGGCATCCCATAGACAAGAGAAGAATAGTCATTAGAAGTAACTGCTCTATTTTGTGTAGCAAAAAAATCACCTGCTTGGCGACGTATTTCCTCGCTACTTGGTTGTGCGATATTGCCCACGATTGGATTATAATTGTAAGACTCAAAGGATGCAGCTACACGGCGAGCTAACGTAGAGTTTATTTTGGACGGATCAGGAAACTCAACAAGCGGTCTCGTAACTCTAGTCACGGCGCCAGCCGCTGCATTAGAGGTTGTTGCGGTGTTAACTCTATATGTAATGATCAGGTTTGTATCAGATGGCGCGACACCAAACTTGTCCGTATCCAGAAGTTTTGACGGATCAAAAGACGTATCATTAAAATATGTTCTACCACTTCGGTCAAGGATTAAATTGGATGGCTCAACAACAGAACTGTCACTAATTTCGTTACTTGAGCCATACCCAAATTGTAAATATGACACATTGCCATCCTGTTCCAAAACAAAACGGCGGGGCACAACAAATGGCTTAAGTATTGATGTAACCTGATTTGAAGAACCACCAGTATTGACGACCTCTTTGTACAAAATGTTTTGAGACAAAAAGTCAACCTGATGATATTCTCTTCCTTGATCATCAAAAACAGATATAATCTCCGATATCCTTGAGTTTGACAACCTTAATCGTTTAAACCTTTCAAACGGACCACACGCCTTCCTTTCTACAATAATCTTGCCAGAAACTATTTTTCCTGTAGCCTTTACAGCATATTCCGCTGGGACACCTGTGGTCTCGTTCATCCTTGCAGCCACTACCTCATTTGCAGGATTGGCAAAATTGATATCAGACATCAAAATATACCCAGCCCCACCAGAAGAAGCTAGCTCGGAGCCCCTTTTTAGCATGGGCATGTAATTCATATCTGGCCCGAGACCACTAGAGTTGGCTGGTACCATACAGAATATTTCACAATGACCTGTGGCAGATGGCGAGCCAACATATCTGAAGCCCATTTGCTTTGCGTGACGGATAATATTCGTTCTTTCCGTCGCGGTATCGAAGAAAGACTCATTAGCCTGATAATCGAGATAGAACGAAAGGTTATCACCGATATATGAGACCATATCGAGCATGAGCGCACCAAATGATGCATCATTGAAGTCTCTGAAAGTTTCTGGATAATATCGCTTCGCATACTGGACCAACTCATTCTTGATTGAGTCGAAGTCGCGTGCAGAATAATTTATAGGTGTTATTCTCTTTGCCATGCCTGTTTACCTCTAGGAGTAACTAGTTCTTACCAGAAGAAATAGGCAGTGTAAGTATTGCTCCTGTGACCAAAGATGGTATACCATATTCAATACTCACAGAAAGCATATTATCACTGACTGGAGACCCATTGTTCATAGACTCTCCATTGTCAAAAATGATATCTGTAATTGTTACCTGCGGCATATATCTACTTACCTGCTGTAATATTCTCGACCTAATCTCACCAAGAGTTTGAGCAGTGTATTGTTCGAATAAGTAATTTCTTATGCCCACCCCAAAATTAATATCCATTATTCTTTCGCCGGGACAGGTTAAAATCAACATTTTTAAGTTCTGTTCTGTTGTTTGTAGTACCGATTTTAGGAGCGTGAAGTGTCCGTCCTCATCACTAGTGGTCAGCGGTAACGCTGGTGCTAATCCTACAGCCATTTTTCCTCCCTCCCTATGGGCAAAGAACCCCGTTTTTATCTGTTGGCTTCCTTACTAATCCGCCAAATCTCCACCATGCTATATCTAGTTCGATATCTATTTTCTTTCTATTAGTATTTTTGCCTGCGTTTTTCAATTCCTCGGGAACATACTCAGGATCTTGACCATGATAATAACTCAAGAACACCCTTCTTGCTTGGTTTTTGGAGTCCTCAAAGGTTTTTCTGTTCCAAGTTCTGAAGCCGCTAAAGAAGCCCATCCATCTACCCCCCTGAACATTCCAGCCGTCTTGTGCCCAGCCAAGGGATGGTAAGAAGTTAGTAACTGAATATATGCTCAACAATGAGACCATCTTCTTGAGGGGAATGCACGTTTCAAAAAGCATCTTGTATTCGGCGGTTTCTGACAAATTTCTGGCTAGACACTCTAAGTTTGCATCCACAACCTTATAATAATCATCTTCGTCAAAAATCTCGCCTTCATAATCTATTTCTGCTGCTGCAAGAGGAATAACATACTGAACGCCGCTACTAGATTGCACTGTAAAAGCCTTTTCTTGCTGCATCACTTTATCAGAAATTTCACTCATTGATGCCTTAAAAGCACCTTCTAGTGGGTCAGCGGAATTTGTTATTTGTGCAACAGCCACAGTATCAGTTATATCTGGAGTCTGTAGGCATAGCCTCATGCCAATACGAACACTAGAAAACAGCGAAGATAATGGCTGATCATCTACCCCATATGTCGTTAGCAAGCCTGCAAGCTCTGTGGAGGTTAAGACACCTCTATGGATGTCCGGTCTGTCGTCGAATGACTCAAAACCTGTGCCCCCATCTTTCTCCACAACCCTAATATATGTTTCCAGCCGAAAGGGGGTATAGCCTGCTATTCTATCATCATTCGTACTGGTTGATCCGGGTGCCCACGAATTAACCGTATATTTCTTTTGATATGCTTCAGTTATAAAAGCTCCCCCAACCTCACCATCCCAAGGATCGAAACCGGCGAAGCCACTCCCGATGGCACCTTGACAGAATGCCCTATCTTTGAGAAACAGGTCAGTATGTATATTCTTAATCATTTCTTCATTGCCTGTGTCTAAAGCATCTGCGAATATCTCACTAACCCTTGCTATTTCCTGTAGAACAAGCCTGCTCAACAAGACTCTAATACCGGGATTGCCCTCGCTTTCTTCGTCGAGTGCCCCCTCAACCTCTTCGTAGAGAGATTTCATATACGCAGCTTTGTTGATTCCGTTGGGCTGCTCCCTTGACCAGTCTATCTGCCTCTTATTTAGGTTATTAACCGCCTCTCTTTCAATTGATGTTGGCTCAATCAATCCAGCATCCATTTGTCGCCCAAACATCTGAACAACCTGCTCCATGAACTTGTAGTAATATTTCTTGCTAGGCAAACCCCACACACCCTGCGTTTTGAGGTCTCTCTCCATTTTTTGAGCGACGTAGTTTGCAAATATGAGGTCGTATGTTTCTGGCCCAAACATGCTTAGGACGGGCAAACCTTTGAGCAAGGTTTCAACAACATAAATTCTAATCGTTGCATAAATGGCTGTATCCACCCCTGCTGCGGTTGTTTTGCTAAATATTTCAGAGTACGGTTTCGCCCACGCACATTGTGAAGAGGGTCTGGCGCTCAATCTCTCATCATCCAGATAATCATCAGACAATTTATTTTGATTATCTGCCAAGTCGTCAAAATTTACAATTGGCTCAACTGGACCAGAGCCATCAACCGGATCACATGCATCCCACTCTGGGATTAGTTTGTCCATCAAACCTAGCCACCCATCCCTTTTTGGTTCTTTAATATAATAGGGCGGGTTCTTTTCATTTCCTCCAAAGCGCTCGTATATATCTTCATCAAAAGTAGCTTGTGCGGCTTCAAGATCGTCAGGATCATCATCCGACGTAAACCCTCCATCCCTATTATTGTCTATTGCAAAGTCATCATCCACCTCTGGTCCAGCCATAATAACTAGCCTTGGAACATCACCAGAGTTAAATCCAAATTTAAAGGATTGTGCTTCTTTAGAAATGCGATCACTTCCTACGGGTGCCGGTCCTGTGGCAATGTGAAAAGCTATATTTCGCATGATAAGGTCTGGCATTGTGTATGCCAAGTTTTCTAAAAAGCTATCCATCTCTGATACGGGGGCTGTACCATCTGATGCTTCTAGGACAACATTCTTTATATACTTAGAGAAAGCTGCAACTGGTAGTGTCTTTGTCTCAAGATCGTCTTCAATTTCTAAACTTTGAATCAGGGCTGCTACTTCACCGGAAACCTCATTTACCACCTCATATTCAATTGTATTTGGGTCATCATCGGGAGGGGGCTCTCCACCAAACTTCTCAATAATTGTAATCCTGCTTCTATCGTCTGTGGCATCTTTTACAGTAGGCTTAAAATCTATTTCCGTTGCATAAATCTTATCGCCCTCTTCATAATCAGTAAATCCTAATTTAACTGAGTTGCCTGCCCAGCCCTTGACAAGGTTGTCACCTATGGGTGCTGAACCTGAAAGCATAGATGGGGTAAGACCTCCTGCCTCCACTCTGTCTATGCCGTAGTTTAACATGTGCAACTGTGTCAGAGAGCCCACATACATTGGATAGCCGCCTGCGGCGAGACCATTTTTTGGATTCCAAATTTTAGACCCGAAAGCTGCGAGAGGTGCGCTCCCTGACACAGTGCCACCGTGCCATTGTGTCGCATCATCCAATGTCTCGCCATCGAGACCAGCAGCAAAATCATCCGTATAAAATTCAAATATTCCAAGGTCCGCTGCTTTGCGGTCACCAAGGAAGTCCCTTAAAAGACCGTGACCCTTGTATCCACGCCCTTCTGAATCACTAAGCACCATGTTCAAGAAACCCCTACGGTCCATCAAGTCTCTATTATATTCGTCCTCGATAGTCTGCAAGATAGATCTCTGCACCGTGCTCATGGTGTTAGCCATACTTTCGGGCTTTGTAGGGAGCAGCGACTTTGTGGATAGAAGGTCAGATGGCGTTGGGCAATCTGGATCTATCGGATCATCGCCGAGGATATTGGGAATTGCAGACTCGGGTAAGATACCTTCGGTAGCCATCTTGGCAAGGTTTTCCAAATCTTGTTTTGCCCTGTCAGTCAATTCTTGAATCTGCTGCTGACACTGTGATTCGGAGAGTCCTTTGCTGGCAAGAAGGCTACAGCGCAGGTTGTTGAACTTAGCAAGCTCTGATGGAGATGCACAAATAGACCGAATGGCTGGCATATCATCATCAGTTATGACCATCGCCTTTTCAATCGTGTCTTTGTTAATAATGCCACCGAAGCCCTTGAAGAATTGGGCAATCGAGGAAGGTTGTCCCAACGAACATTCTAGCTCTGGGATTTGATCTGAAACAACGTCTGCTATCATTCCCAAAGTCGCATCGGAAGCGTTTCCTTCAAGAAGATCCAGTAATTCAGAGTTAGTAATAAGTGCCGAAACAGTATTTATAAAGTTGTTTGCAACCAGTGCGGACGGAACGTCTGCCACATCCTCAACGCAAACAAGTCCAAGGCTCTCCAGAATATTCCCGACCGCTGCATCTACCGAAGTTGGGTCAATGTTACGCAGAGGGTCCAGACCAACTTCAATATTTGCCTCTGCTACTTCTGCATCTATCTGTTTTTCGCCACACAGAGCTTCAGAAAGCGCACCTCGGAAATCATTTCCTCCTGTAAGCGCCTCGGTGGCAAGGGCTCCAACTGTAGCCAACAGCTTACATAGCAAGTTAAGAAGAAGCTCTAGAATCATTGTAATTGCAAGAATAATAATCTCGACAATCAAATCATATAGAATCTCTTTTGCTGTGCTAATAATTATCTTCCAGATATCTGGAACATTAAGCTTGTTAAATTTAGGAAGAGTTATAGCGAAATGACCTCGACAAAAGTCAAGTTCTAAAGTTTTGAGAAACTCATCAATCGGTGGCGTAAAAAGTGGCGGTCCTGCGGGGCAGTCCTTCTTTGAAAAAGCTCTTGCAATAATCTCTGCACCGGGCAACTGATTGAGTTGCTCCATCACAATATCAAGATCTATTAGATTTTCGTCAATCGCATTAAAGAACGCTTCCTTGTAGGCATCAAACATAGCCTCTTGAACATTACCAGCCGCCATGCCGATAGAGCCACCACCACCATAGAATTGACCATAATAATCCTGACCTGTAAGAGTTGTATTTACTTGCCGCGATGTCTGAAGATCACCGTACCCCTCTAGAAGCTGCTCTGTTGTTGGACCCCGGAAGGCACTACCTGTCAACTCATTAGTGGGTTGCCCTTGATATGTGGCATCAACACTAACCTTGTTGCCCATACCAGAGTAACTACCCTCTCGATACCCGGCTTCCCAAGGGGGCGGAATGTCTTTAAATTCATCCGAAAGTTGGTTTCTTATCTCTACCTTTGCGTCCTCTGGCAGTCCTATCATCAGCAATTCAAAAACCGGCTTACCCATAGCGTTAACAGCCGCCTTTACCATAGGCTTAAGTGCGTCCTCCAGTGTTAGGCCAGCGAACAAACATTCAAGACCCATCGACATAAGCGATAGAAGACCACAAAATTCTAATTTATCTAGAACTTCAGTCCACAACTCATCTAGGCTATCCACTTTCTTAAGCAGTTCCGGTATGGCTTCCAAAACATTGTCGCCAGCCAGAACCTCTCGCAAGGCTGCATCAAGCGATCTCTTAGTTATATCTTCAAGATCAGAAAAATCAACATCTTGCTTCTGTATGCCCTGCAAGTCTAAACATAAATTAGCCGAGAATCTATCAGCAAAAGCATCTGGGAGGCTAACGATTCCGTCAACAACGCCATTCAGGATATTGTTGATAGGATCGTCGAGGTCGTCTAGAGCGCACGCAACTGGATCTATTTCTACATTACTTATAAATTCTTCACCGGACGCAATCTCCAAAGGCGGATAAGCTGTGTACCTCAAAAAGAATTGGTCCCAAGTTAGGGGCTCTACAGCGGTCACGTCGGTCCACATGTCTGGCAACTTTGAAACATAGTACATTGTTCTTTGCAAAGTTTGCGGATCTGTTTTGGTAAATGAAGCAAAAGATCTGGTTATCTGTTCAAGATCGCAACTAATTTCAGCGGCTTTTACATATTCAATTCTCATCTCATCAGTAAAGCCAATCTCAAGCTCTTCGGACATTCTTCTGCCAAAAGGAGCAGGTGTCCTAATCGTAAAGCCATTAGCCCTGACAAAATCTCTAAACTGCTTCTTAAACTCTCTTATCCTGTCGGCTTCTACTATGGGATCAAAATTAGGATCGCTAACTTTTCCACCCTCATTCTGTACCCAGACAGCATACTTTACGCCATGTATTTCCATTGCTCTGGCGACGTTGTTTATCATCCTAAAGAAGTCAACCGACTTTATGCTGACGTAAGCTGGCATGTCTTGGGTGTCTGGCTGATTTTCTGGAGCGCTTGCCAAGGGGATCATATCAAAAACAGACGCCGGAACAGTTACAAGAACCTTCATCTTGACAAAAGGACGAGTATCTATAAAAGTTGATGCTATCTCGCTAGCTTCTAAGCAAACATCAAATGAATTTCTTTCGACACCCTGATCGTCCTCGTAGGAGAGTGCTTTTCCATAAAAATCAAGTAACTCTTGAACGCCCTCTGCCTTGTAGGGGTCGAGAAGCGACTCCTCTCCCACAGCAATACTTAGAAACTCCGTCTTTACAGACACGCTATACCTGCAAGTTCTGCGATTTAAAAACGGCTCTGTTGCCCTAGTCCAGTTCTGAACAGGAGCGTTGGGATCGGGAGTGCAGGTATCCGGGCAAGGAGCCTCTTGCTCCTCTGGCTCTACTGGCTCATTACAATCAGCTATAACTGTGCCAATAGACTCTGGTACACTAGTCTCTAATTCATCTGTTGGTATTGGCGTGCCTGTGGACATTTGCTTCTCCTAATTCACCCTGTTGTATCTACTGCATATCCAGTTGCCACCAAATGGCTTTAGGTTATTGAACTCATCTAGCATTATGTT